GCTTCAGTAAGTCTAACACCAGAGGGTGTAAACAAACCAATTTCGCCAGTATTGAGAGTATCAATATTTCCAGTTGTTTTAGTTGCAGCAGCTCCAACAGCTACATACGTAATGTCTTTTACACTAAAAGTTGCCATATAATTTTATTCACTTAATTGTTTTTCTATTGTTTTTATTTGATATAATTGAGGATCAGTAATTCCTGTTGCAATCTTAACAGCTTCATCTATAATCATTCTGTGTATTAAATCATTTAACTCGCAGTCTAATGGGCCAGTAAATCCATCAATAATAGAACTATCTAATATTATTGGTCTAGGTTTTTTAATATATGAGATAACATATTGTGTGATAGTAGTACCTTCTTTAGTAATTAAATCATGCCTTCTATCATTAATATCCAATCTCCATAATAATTTTTCACTAGGTTTTTTAAAAGGATTATCTCTATTGCTTTCTATTTCATCATGAGTAACAGGTTTAACTCTTTTATACTCATTATTACAGCAAGCACAACCACTAATCTTTGCTTTTTCTTTAATTACTAGCAGACAATCTTCTGGGAGACTAAATGCTTTTCCTTCTACTCCAGTTTGATTTGTTGATACAGGTAATCCAGCATTAGGTACAATTAATTGTTGTAATTGTTTTCTGCGTTTTTCTGTTTCCTCAAAACCTTCTTTATACTTATTACCATCTTCTGAATATAAACTTAGAACAATTCTTTCTTGAGCCTTACTTAAAAATATACTAATTTCTTCATCCAGATAACCAGGAGCACTAAAGTTAGTTACTTTATCATAAAGTACTAAAAATTCAAGTTTAAAATCAGCTAATGTCATTATTCTTTAGCATTATCAACCCTTGCAGTAAGCATGAGTTTAATATCTTGATTCTTTGGAGCTTTTAAGTATTCAATAACATTATCTATTGTAGGTACTAAGCCTTCATTACATAAAGCATCACCACCTTGCATAAAATACTTTCTTTGCTCTTTGATAATTGCACCTACTTCAACAGCATTAGCAACCAACAATTTAATATCATAATTTTCTTTATCCTTTACAGTATTCAAGAAACCATTGAGATCTTTCTCAATAACTTCACTAACCATTTGAATAAGTAATTCTCTTTTTGTATTTAAAGTAACTTTAGCTTTCTTAGGGCCAACATTTACTGCTGTTTGTCCATAAACTTTCAAGAAGTTTACCATTGCTTGCTTATCATCTTCCATTTTTCCAAATGCTTTATAAGCTTCAATTTTCTTGGATTCTTTATTAACAATCTCAGTAGTTTCATCTTCCTCTCTTACAAGAGCATATCTTTGAGTTTGTAAATAAGAATCTTTCTTTGTTCCAATAGGAGCAATAAATTGTTTATTAAGTTTTAATACTAAATAATCAACATAATCTTGAGGATTACTAAGATTAAGCTTTCTTTCAGTTTTACCTAATTTAACTTTAAACTTATGCCAATAATTATCTGTTTTCTTGTAAACATTAAGATCTACATCCAATGTTTTTTGTAACCAAGCTCTTTCTTCATCACTAGCAAAAGGATTAATTAAATTACCTTGGCGATCCATAGGTAATACATAATCTCTACTAGCATTGCCAAATAAAAAGAATGCCTCATGTTCAGGATCATCTATATTTGGATTAACAGACCTCATTATAGGTTTAATAGTAATTCTTTCCTCTTTGCCTTTAAATCTTACTTCTTCTGCCATAAAAATTAATATTAGTGTTTTTAAAAAAGGGTCAGCAGTATTACCAACCCTTATAGTTTATTTATTAAGAGTGTACGTATCCAGCTTGTAAATTATGTATAAAGCTTGCAGTCCTAGATGGATCTCTAACAATAGCTGCTCCTTGGAACCACTTGTGCTCTTCCCATGCATCTTCTGCTGTACCAATTGCACTCATTTTACCATCAGGATCAAAAGGATTTCTCAAACCTGGGATATATCTGTGAATAATTGGTTGACCTTTGACTTCAACTTTTTGAATATTAGGAGCACCATCACTAGTACCAATATCCATGATGTCATACCTGTAAGACTCCACAACACCACCATCTGGGTGCATAAGCTTATTACGAGTTCTATCATCATACATTGAGTCAACGCTCATATTAAATTGTACGTTATTTGGGCCTTTGTATTCAACAAATTGACCACCATAACCCATACCCATTGCAGCTCCAGGCATTGTAGCATTGTACATCCTAGTACTATTAATCAAAGGTACAAACAATTGAACATGTCTTTCAAGTGCTCTGTGAAATTGTAAAGCCCCTCTTTCACCACATCTTGCAACAAATTGACGCATATCACTTTGAATTTTACCTTCAGAGAGATCAAGCAATCTATTGCTAAGTTCATCAATATCAAAGTAATTGTAGTAAGAAGTATTAGCAGCTTCCATTTGCTGACGAATACCACTACCTTCTACAATCTTATAACCACTTTTACCATCAATCTTGTAAGTACCATCAGATGCTTTATTGGAAGTTCCAAACATAAACAATCTATTGATATCTTCTCTGAATTCAGAGTCAAACATGAATGATTCATATTGTTGCCAGAACAACACAGGCTTACCATCTTCACCGTAGAAAAAGCTACCCATTTTCTTTTTGCTCATATTACCTGGACTCTTCTTTTGAATCCTAATTTGAGAGAAAGAATTTCTCATAGAGAACATAGATTTAAAGTTGATTTCTCTACCTTTACGTGAGAGAGATCTTTCAACTGGAGAATATTCACCAGAGAACTTTTTACCTTGAACAAGTTCTTCATAAGGGATAAACATACTAGGATCACCAGTATCAACTCTACATGTGTAAACCACATTAAAGCCATCTTTTAAACCTTCACCAACAATCAAAATTGGATAAATCTCATTAAGCTCACCAACAATTCTTTGAGTATCAGAGAATCTATCTTTAGCGAAAACCAATTCAAAAGTAGTAAAGTTTTTACCTACTTGATCAGCAGCAGTAATTGCTGTGCCATCAATCCTAGCTTCAATAAGCTCATAATGATTGAGTGCCTTAGAACAAAGTTCCCAATAGAAATCTTTGTCATCATCCATATACATAGTAGGAAATTGAGCAAGTACGCTATCCAAGTTATTACCCCAATACATAGATTGTACTTTAGTAATCATATCAGATACTTTTTGTGGTGCTTGCTGCCAAAGTGCTCCCAAATGGTTTTCAGTTGTTAAACCTTTCCAATCAGTAGCGTCAGTCATTTGCAGTTGCGAAAGTCTTCCAGTTGCCATATTTTATTTGTTATTTGTTTTTTGTTATTTAAAATTAGGAATCATTGAAGCAATTTTTTCAGAAGTAAGTATTCCAGAATGACCAAAGCCACCTGATCTACTACTAGTATTATCAAATTCTTCTTTGAGGCTTTTAACTATTTTTGTTTTTGTCTCTGTATTAATCTTGCTAAAATCTGTAAAACCATTTGTCAATATATGAAAAGCATGTAGCTTCATTTTATAATCAGCATCTTTGATATATTTATCAAGGACTTCATTCATTGGTACACCATCTTCATCAACAGCTACAGACTTTGTAATAGAATTATATATTTTGTCTTTAGTTGTTTTATTGATTGTTATTCCAGGTACTAATTCAGTAGAAGATTCAATCTTTGTCTTAAGTTCATTAAGTTTTTTTCTATTGTCTTCTTGTTTTAATTTTACTTTATCTTCTTCAGCTTTAATCTCTTTCAATAATACATCATCGTTGTATTTGATGATTGAATCTTTAGATTTTAAAGCTTTATCATAAGCATTAGCATCACTTTTTACAATAGAAATAGCATATTCACTTGCTTCTTCTTTGCTAAATCCTTTAATTAGAAAACCTTGATAAATTAAATCAGCTTGTAGTTGTTTATTATCAGCTAATGCTTCATCATCAATATTTTTAAAATAAGCTGAATTCTTTCTGTTGATTGCAAAATCTTCTTCTGGAATTCCACTTTTAATAGCTTCTAAATATAACTTTTGATCTTCTGTCAAACTCTTATACTCATTAGCTTTTATTTGCTTTTGTATTACATCATAAAGTTTATCTTCATCTGCAATACCTTCAAGCTCTTCATCACTTAATTCATCAAGAATACCTGCTTTGCGTAGATTTGAGGCAAGAGTTGATAACAAAGTATTTGTTACAGAAGAAGATTTATCTACACTAGCAGGTTTAGATTGTTTGTTATCTTTATTTGCTTGTTCTTTATCTCCTTCACTTACTGTAATGTTAGCTAATTCATCTAAATCAAATGAAAGATCTACATTATCAATAATCTCTACCCCAGTTTTAAGGTCTTTTATAGTTTTATTATCAGAATCTATTTCTAGAGTTTGTATAGTAACTTTACTTTGATCATCATTAGGATCATAGTTTTGTAAATCTTCTATAGATATTCCTTCAAAATAATTACTTGCCATATATTAGTCTTTTTACTATATTAATATAAAAAAGGTTGTTATTTATTTTATAAACATTTAACAACTTTAATAACTAAACCATTATTTACTTGTTGCTGGCTTAGATCTTTTTATACTAATTTCTTTATCTTTTTGTTCTTCTGCTACTTTATTATGTCTAGCTGTTTCTCTTAATGCAGCTAATTTAGCCTCATGATCTTTTTGTATTTTAATTGCTGATTGTCTTAATTTTTCTAGATCCAAACTATTATCTTTTTCTTCAACAACTTCTTCAGGCTCATTTTCTTTATCAATAAGCTTAAGAGTAATTTTATTATC